TTCTCTGCCGGCGAGATGAAGTCATCCTCCGGGATGCCGCCAAGGATCAGCAGCGTGGGCATTTCGGCGTCCATCAGGTGATCTCCCGCCCCGATACGCGGAACGTCAGCGCCGTAGCCGCACTGGCGATGGTGCTGATGAACCCACCCGGCTCCAGCGCCTGGCCGACAAGCTCAGGGCAGAGATACGTCTCACCCGGCACGATGGTCTTGTCGTCGATGACGAGGTTGCTGTTGCCGGCAGAGCCACTGACCGTCACTAGGTTCACGCTCACCGTGCGGTTCACCGTGTCGGTGTTGGTGATCGTGGCCTTGTCGATGATGGCCTTGCAGTTGTTGGCCGTGTATTGCGTGGTCTGCGTGGCTTGCAGTTGCAGCGGCGGCACGAGGACTTTGACGGTGACGGTCATTGGACCCCCTGGATGTTGTTGCTGACGGTGAGGATGATGGACGGAATGCCCGGGTGCGGCGCCACGGCCCCGGACGCCAGTAGGCGCACGCCGAGGTCGGTTACCGAGAACATCAGTTCCACGTAGTCGTTTGGCTTGAGGTTGAAGAAGTAATTGAGCGCGAGGAACACCTCGTCATTATTGCCCTTCACGCGAACCTGCGACGCGGAATTTGTTACATCAACGCCATTCAGTCGGAACCACAGATAAAACTCTTCGTCCGTGGCCACCGTGCTATCCAACTGAATCGATGTTTGGAAGTTGTAAATCCCTTCCTGATCCACGATAACGTGTGAGGTCGTCGTGCCAATTCGCACACCGCTACTTAGGTCGGTGGTGTTGAACGTGATGGCCTTGGCCGTGTTGACGGTGCTCGCCGTCTGCGTGGTCGTGTCGTAGAACGAGCCATACCGCGCCCGCTTGAACTCACGCGGCGGCGGTGCCGTGGCCAGCAGGGCGACGGTATCGTTCAGCTTTGCCAGATCGTCCAGCGCCTGCGTGGCGCGGGCCGAGACGGCAGACACTTCCATCGCCGCAGCCTGCGCGGTCTGCTGGGCCTCGATGGCCGTTTGCAGGGCCTGCAGGGCGCGGTTGTCGGCCGCGGCATTGAGGGTGGCGCCCTCCTGCTGGAGCGCCGTCAGCGTGTCCAGTGCCTCCGTGGCCTTGCGATCGGCTACGGCGCAGCAGATGGCCGCGGCCTGTGCGAACTCAGCGATCTGGCCCAGCGCCTGGATGGCCTTGGCGTCGGCGTTTGCCGCCAGCGTGAACACCTCGTTCACGAAGTCAGGCGCGATGGCATCGACCGTCGCAAACAGCTTCTCGAACTGCTTGATCTGCTCGAAGTCCTTGAGGAACGTGGCGAGCTGATCGCGCGTGAGGTTCAGGCGCTGCGTGGCCATGTCAGTACGCCAGCGCCTCGATTTGCGCCTCCAGGCGCAGGAACGACAGATGCGCGGCCGAGGTGCCGCGGAACCGCTGCATGCGGAAGTTGCGCATCATGCCCTGCTGCCACCAGACGAGGCGCTTGGCCGCGTTGCCCGTAGTGCCGGCAGAGATGAAGCGATCCTGGCTCCACGATTGCCCGTCGAGCGAGTACGAGGTGCTGATTTGCGGGTTCACACCCAGCGGCACGCGGCCGGTGAGCGCAACAAGCTCCAGCTCGTGGACGACGGCGCCCTTGCCGCCGTTGTACAGCATGAGCGTGCCGAACTCCCAGCGTACCTGCTGGCCGTAGTGGTCGCTCGTCAAGTCGGTGGTGTAACCCACGGCCGAGGACAGCGGATCACCGATGTTCCAGCGGTCGAAGCACCACACGAAGTTGCGCGCACGGTACGGCGCGAACCCCGCGAGCGTGCTGGTCACCGTGAACCAGATTTGCTGGTTGGTGGCCTGGCTCGCGGCGTAGTCGTACACCAGCGTGCGGTCAGGCAGATGCACGTACAGGTGCTGGTGGGTCTTGTCGTTGCGCGCCTCCAGCTTGGCAAGCGCAAGCTGCGGCTCGGTGTAGGTCAGCAGCAACTGGTCAATTTCCTGCGTGCTGATCTTGCTGGCGTTGCCGTTGGCGCCGATGTAGATGGCCGGCGCCTCGTTGAAACCGCTGCCAAGAAACGCCACGGCCTCCGCGAAAACGCAGCAGGCGTGGGTGCCGATGCAGCCCTTTTCGATTTGCGCGCCGTCAATTCGCTGGAACGGGAAGAAATCCCCGCCCACGTTGTCGAACACCTCGATGGTGTGCCGGTTCAGCGCGTAGACCTCGTTGCGCACCTTCAGCAGCGCATTCACCGGGTCGGGATCGACCTCGCTGCTGCCGTACTTCAGCGGGTTGACATCAAGCGGGTTGGTCAGTTCGGTGACGATGAGGAACTGACCATCAGTCGTCATCCAGTAGCCGTCCACCCAGACGACATCGACCACGGTGCCGAGGTCGGGGTCGGTGTTCTGCGTCAGCGTGCTGGTGACTGGGTTCCAGAACCACAGGTTGCCGGCAGAGGCAATGCCCAACAGGTCGAACGAGTAGTCCAGCGTGACGAGCTTGCCGTCGTCACCTACATCGCCCAACACGGTGACGGTGCCGTTCTGCGCCACGGTGACGAGCTTGCTGCCCATCACGCGATACAGGATGCCGTCCCACTCGATGCCGCCGCGGTCGGTGCCAGGCCCAGCGCCGTTGGAAATCAGGCCGTCAGCGGGGCGCAGGTATTCCTGCGAGACGCCAGACTGCGTGGGCACCGGCACCAGATTCACCGGGTAGCTCACCCGGACATTTGGCCCGTTGTCGGTGAAGACGCCGCTGAGGATGGGGACTTGCATGGGTTAGGGGTGGAGGAACCAGCGGATGACGTGGGACGCGGGCTTGGGACTCATAGCATTCCTTGCAGGCTCCGTCTGTCACACGGCGTTTCAGACGAAATACTCACCACTAATGCTCAAAGAATCATCGGTCCCCCATGTAAACGGAACAGTGGCGTTTAAGCCTGCGTTCGTATCGGTTGTTGAAAAACCCATGCCTGATGTACTTGAGCTATAGGCTGCTGTATAGACTGGAGTCCAACCAACCCCACTTTCAAAAGCAACGCCTTCCATAGGGAAGAATCTGTTTCCCCCCAGTGTTCCGGTAGTAAAAGGTAAACCAGAAAACCCGGAAATTGCGCCAGCTACAGACGAAGTTGACCCCAATATAAATCCAAACGTCACGCTTACTTTGCGACCGATTCTTGTCCAGTACCCAAACACAGAGCCGTTGCCGATTGTGACGTTGGTAAACGACGGAGTGAACGTGCCCTGATCGTAATAGTTCAGAGAAATTCCATTGACCGTGCCAGGAAACCTCAGTCCATCAATCGAGTTTAGAACCGTCAATCCTGCGGTGTTGTTTACTGTTCCAAACAGTTTGCCAATAACGACCACGCGCTTATTGGCCAAGTCGTATCTTGGGTTGTCAGAACTTTGCGTGTAACAGTTGACGAGCACTGTGTCCTGACCAGACACGATGCGGATGTCGTTGACCGACACGGCAAGCGAGTCGCCGTGTCTGCCCACATTCGTGAATACATTGCTCGCCGACTCATAGCCGACGCCAGACAGCATGTCGATCAGGTTGTTGGTGTAAGCGCCGGATGAGTCCCAAAACGAAATGTTTTGAAAGTTGCAGTTCTTGAAAGAGTCAAAAGCGATGCCGCCACCTTTGCAAACTTCAAAGTTGATGTTTTTCCAAGTGTTGTTTATGAGCCAAATGCTTCCAGAAACTGCCGTTGTAATTTTGAAAAACTGAGCGGTGTTTGCGTAATAGCAGCGCAAATTTTCAAACAGGTTTTCGTTGAAAATTGTTCCGTTAGCGATAAACCGGACACCAGCCTCTATCGACGTTTGACTGCAATACCAAGAGCCACCACTAAATTTAGTGTCGTACACACCTCCACCAAAGCTGGTGTAGTCGCCATAGATTAACGATTTGGCTGGGTTAGCTTGTTCCATGTCCACATTCGAAACGAAACAAGTCGTGCAACCATAGACAATGTTGATGCAGTGGCCAGCGTCTGCATCACACACAATTTTCAGATCGCGCAGTCCGCTGTTTTGCAGGAACTGAGTGGTGGAGAAGTGGATTGCATCCTTGTTCGTTGCGGTCTGCGAGATGATCGTGTTTCGACCATCTCCAAACAAAATCAATCCGGTCGTATAAACGCCCGTATCAACTACAAGCGTATCGTTGATTTGATACGTTCCTTTAGGAAAATAAACCGAACCGCCGGAAGTTTTGACGGAATCAATCGCCGCCTGAATCGCCGCCGTATTGACAGCAGCCGACGCTGATGGGCTCGCCCCAAAATCCAACACACTCACCACATCGCGCATCTTGGCCTGCGCCGTGCGCGTGACTGCGCCGGAGCCTGCCTGGAGGAAATACTGGTTGTCCGACGAATCCTCGAACGGCAGATTCGGCGCGGAGAACACCGTGAAGCCGTTGCGGTTGCGCACCAGAATGGAATAGTCGGCGTTCACGAACACATTGCTGCGCGTGCTGCCGTTCATTGGGTAGCCGCCCACCGTCACCACGGGCTGCGTCACAG